ACAACTGGCTCGTGTTCGAGTGGCTCATCACGATGGAGGGCCAGACCTCCAACGGAGTCGGCCCGACCCAGATCACCTGGAAGGGCTTCTTCTTTGACATGGAACGTAAGGGCCTGAAGCCCTGGGTTCCTCTCGACAACATGGAGTACGGGTTCGGTCTTCTCGCTTCGCTGCGTGAGGCCGAGGGAACCTGGGAGAAGGCGGGGACCCGCTACAACGGCAGGGAGTCCTACGGTGCGGACTTCCTGGTGAAGTGCCGCGAGTGGAAGCAGCGTCTCGGAGTAAAGGGGGCAATCGAATGAGTCTGTCGGATCAGCGACACCAGGAACTTCTGGACTGGTTGACGACCTACCCAAAGGTGAAGCGCGAGCCACGTACTCGTGAGGAACTCGCGAAGAAGCTGGGTGTGAACGTGCGCACGACGAGGGACTGGCAGGGCAAGCCCGAGTTCCAGAAGGCGTGGGCCGAGGTGGCTGCCCAGATCAACGGGTCTCCTGACAAGCTGATGGAGATTGCCGAGGCACTCCATGCCACGGCAATCGACCGCGAGCACAAGCTACACGTCGCCGCAGCCAAGACCTGGGCTGATCTGACGGGGGCCGTTAGGCCGCAGACTGTGGGGACAGGCGACACGAAGGTTCTGACCAATGATCAGCTGAACAAGCTCCTCGGTGAGAGGCTGGCGAAGGAAGCTGAGCACCGAGGGCTGCACGTAGTCAAGGACGCCTAAATGGCTCGGATGTATCAGCGCCGTGCGACGGCGGCAGATTGGGCTGAGTCGAACCCCATTCTCGGTGAAGGCGAGATTGGGTTCGAGTCGGACACGCTCAAGATCAAGATTGGCACGGGCAACACCACCTGGAACGCTCTCGACTACCTGCTCACGGCAGGAGGTGGCGGCGGAGTCACCGATCACGGGGCGTTGACTGGGCTGGCTGACGACGACCACCCGCAGTACGCCACCGACGTTGACCTGGCCAACCACGAGGCTGACACCACCAACGTGCACGGGATCGCCAACACGGCGAACCTGTCGTTGACGGGTCACACTCACGTTGAGTCCGACACGACCAACCTGGTGTCGGACCTGGCTGGCAAGGCAGCCTCGGTCCACACTCATGCCGAATCGGACGTGACGAGCCTCGTCACGGACTTGGGAAACAAGCAGCCGCTGGACTCGGACCTCACCAAGATCGCCAGCCTCCTGGCCACGTCCAACAACGTCATCCAGGCGGTAGCGAGCGCGTGGGAGTCCCGCACTCCGACCCAGGTCACGGCCACTCTCGATAACGTTACATCGGGCGCTAAGGGCCTCGCGCCCGCTTCGGGCGGTGGAACTACCAACTTCCTCCGTGCGGACGCTACGTGGGTCGCACCGCCGAACACACTGGGGTCGGATGGCGACAAGGGTGACGTGTCGGTGGGTGGAACGGGAACCACTCTCACCGTCGACAACGATGCCGTGACGAACGCCAAGCTGGCGAACGTCAACAGCGCCACGATCAAGGGCCGTGTCACGGCTGCCTCGGGTGACCCCGAAGACCTGACGGGCACCCAGGCCACCACGCTGCTCGACAACTTCACGTCTGCCCTGAAGGGTTTGGCTCCCGCTTCGGGTGGTGGGTCCACTGCGTTCCTGCGCGCTGACGCAACTTGGGCCGTTCCAGCAGGAGGCTCGGCTGACGGCCTCGGACCTGACGGCGACAAGGGCGACATCACGGTTGGTGGTACGGGCACGACGCTCACCATCGACACGAACGCCGTCACCTACGCCAAGATGCAGGACGTGTCCGCTACGGACAAGGTGTTGGGTCGGTCGACCGCAGGAGCGGGTGACCCTGAGGAGATTGCGTGCACGGCCGCTGGCCGTGCACTGATTGACGACGCTGATGCGGCGGCGCAGCGGACCACCCTCGGTCTGGTGATCGGAACCAACGTTCAGGCGTGGGACGCCGACCTGGACGCGATCGCTTCGTTGACCGCGGTCACCGACAACTTCATCCAGTCGGTGTCTTCGGCGTGGGCTTCTCGTACGCCTGCTCAGGTGCGAACGTCTCTCGGTCTGGCCCGCACCCTCTACAACGCTTCGGTCGCCAACCAGGGACCAGGGTTTGCTACCGACACTTATCTGACGGGTTCGAACATCCTGATCCCTTCCCTGTCGTTGCAGGCGAAGACGATCTACAAGTGCCAGTTCAACGTCACCAAGACGGCAGCAGGCGTGGTGGGTCCAATCATTCAGGTTCGGATCGGCACGCTTGGAACGACGGGTGACGCCTCTAGGGCGTCGATGACGTTCCCTGCTCAGACCGCTGTAGCTGATAACGGCGTGTTCGAGATTGACGTGGTGTTCCGTACCGTGGGGTCGGGTACGTCTGCTGTGATTCAGGCGCTCGCTCAGCTGTCTCACGCCCTGGTCGGCACGACGGCCAACACGAACGCTGGTCTGTCGTCCACGACGCTGGGTGTTTGTCCTACCGTGAACACGACTTCGGCAGGGTTCGACTCGACTGTAGCTAACAGCATTATCGGTGTCTCCGTCAACGGTGGAACCTCCGCGGCGTGGACTGTAAACCTGGTTCGGGCGGAACTAGTCAACCTGGTACAATAAGGAGAACCAGTGGCTGACATCACAATCACCATCCCCGACACCGTGCTCACAATGGTTGTGGACGCCCTATGTGAATATGGCGACTGGACTGCTGGCGACGGCAACCGTAGCGCTTTCGCCAAGACGGTCATGATCCGTTGGGTGAAGAAGGTAGTCGTGGCTCGGGAGGCGCGCATCGACGGTAACGTCGCTGTCGCCACCGCCGAATCAGACACGACGAGTGAACTCAGCGGCATCGTGTAATGAGTGACGACTTCTCGATTCAGGAGCTACTCAACGAGCAGGAGTGGCGCAAGTGCTTCCCTGACTGGAAGACGACGAACACGATCGAGAAGATCGAGGCGTTCAAGCACTTCTGCCGTGAACACTGGCGCATCGTGCACCCCGACCCCGATAGGTCACGCATCCCGTTCGAACTGTCGGACGCCCAGCAGGACGCCATCGAAGCCATGATGGAGGAGCGCTACACGCTGTTCCTCAAGGCCCGTCAGATCGGGTTCTCCACGCTGGTTGCCACGTACTGCTTCTGGTTGACATTTGGTTACGATGCTCGCCGCATCGTCATGCTGTCCATCGGACAGCGTGAAGCTATCAAGCTGCTTCAGGTTGCCAAGTTCGGCTACCGCTCTCTGCCTATGTGGATGAGGCTGCACGGCCCAACTTGCCACATGACGCAGGAGAAGATGACCTTTGGCCATGACTCCTCGATTGAGTCGCTGCCATCGGGCAGCGACCCTGCTCGTGGTGAGACGGTCTTCCTGGCCGTGCTGGACGAGTGGGCTTCGCTGAAGAATCCCGAGGATGCCTGGGCATCCGTCTCCCCTATCGCTGATGTCGGAGGACGTGTCATCGCCCTGTCGACCGCCAAGGGTGAGGGCAACATCTTTCACAAGCAGTGGATCGGTTCGAAGGGCGGAGGGAACGGGACCAACCGTTTCCGAGGCCTGTTCTTCCCATGGTGGGCGTGTGCCGCCAAGGACCGCGACCAGGACTGGTACGACAACGAAGCCAAGGACACGCCTGACTGGCAGATGGCCCAGGAGTACCCCGACAACCCAGAGGACGCCTTCCTGCGGTCGGGGCGTCCTGTCTTCAACCTTCAGGTTCTCCGCAAGATGGAGGCCTGCCCGCCGCTGGCGGAAGGCTTCCTGGAGCGGGATGAGCTAGGTGTTCTCACTTTCAACGAGGATGGCGGGCCTCTGAAGGTGTGGGAGCTACCGCAGGAGAAGGTCAAGTACGTGATCGGCGCGGACGTGGCTGAGGGACTGGATCACGGCGACTACTCCTCGTTCCACGTCATGAACTCGAAGACCCGTCAGATCGTGGCGCACTACCACGCTCACATCGACTCCGACCTGTTCGGCTCGGAGGTCCTGAACCTGGTCGGCCTGTGGTACAACAAGGCATTGATGGGGGTCGAGCGGAACAACATGGGAACCGCCACCATCAAGGCTCTGTTGCGGGTAGGCTACATGCCCATGTACCGTCAGCGCTCTCTCCAGCTGCGTCATCCCCAGCCTACCGAGTCGATGGGGTGGTACACGATGCCCTCGACCAAGGGTCTCGCCATCGGTGAACTGGCGGGTGAGATTCGTGGACTCAAGGACGACGAGGGAAACTGGGGGGTGAACGGTCTGATCATCCCCGACAACGAGACGATGGCTGAACTCCGAACGTTCGTTCGTGACGGGAACGGCAAGATGCACGGAAGCCCACACGACGACCGAGTGATGTCGCTCGCTATCTGCAACCAGATGCTCAAGTACGTCCACAACCGAGAGTACGCCGTGAAGAACGAACCGCCTCCAGGTACGATGGGCTACTTTGATCGCTGGATGGAGAACCAGTATCACAAGGTTATGCGCCGTATCGGGGAACATTCGGTACGTATCTCAGCCTAACGGGACAAGAAAGGCCTTATAAGTGATGAATCTACGACGTTTCCTTCTACCTGCGGCGATTGGTGCCCTGACGGCGGCAGCAATCTTCGACATGTACGCGTCGAGGGTACCGTAATGGACTGCCCTATCTGCAACCGCCTGCGTCCACCGCATCGTAGCGGCATGTGTTTCTCGTGCTGGATCGGCGCAGGCAAGAGTGGTGCTGACGGCATCAAGGTCAACTGGGTTGGCGGCGAGGGCTACGGCCGCGCCGCCTTCCACGACATGACGTACAGTGAAGCCATCGCCTGCCACAAGCCGACCGATCCGACCCGAGAGTACGAACCCCGCCACTCCAGGGCGGGGGCGTGGGCGCCAGTGAAGTAATGGCCGCCGAAGTTCTGCCTAGGGATGGCGGTTCACGTCCTGTTCCTGACCCAACCGAGCTAACCACCGAGGCCCTTCAGCGTGAAATCAAGGCGTTGAAGGAGTTGCTGGAGACACGACTGGTCTCGGCCGCGCTGCTGACCGAACAGAAGTTCAAGACTCACGACGAGAAGTTCCAGAAGGTCGAGCAGGAGTTCGATCTGGTGGAGCGGCAGCGTGTCGAGCAGAAGCAGGACACCAAGGCGGCAGTCGATGCAGCACTCACCGCCCAGAAGGAAGCGGTGAAGGAGCAGACGACCGCTTCGGCCACCGCTATCGCCAAGTCGGAGGCGGGGACGTCGGAGCAGCTGAAGCAGTTGGGGGTCATCCAGAACACGGCCATTGCGGGAGTGACCACCATCCTCAACGACCTGAAGGAGCGTGTCGTCAAGATCGAGGCGTTGAAGTTGGGGGGCCGTGAAGCGAGCGAGGACCGTCAGGCGTCGATCGGACTGACCGCCGCCGTCGTTGGGGCCATCGTCGGCGTGGGTGGTATCGCCACCGCTGTCATCGCACTGGTGCAGTAAATGCCCGATGGACCAATCACGAGGGCCGAACTGTGGCACGCCACAGAGAGGGTCGAGCGGTATGTCGATCAGCTTGGTGCACGGTTGGAGCATCGGCTCGACACGATGCAGTTCGTGTCGCTCGACAGGTACGAAGCTCTAGAGAAGCGGGTAAGTGAACGAGAGGACCGTGACAAGTGGCAAGCGCGAGGGTTGATGCTGGCGGTGCTGACATCGGTGCTTCTGCCGTTGCTGACGGCGTGGGTGCTGGCCCGATGAACAAGGTCCCCCCTTTCATCAAGCTGATCATCCCCACCATCGTCCTCGGCTTTATGGTCACGATCGGCTTCGCCTGGGAGCAGAACATGGCGCGCCGAGATCGGATGCGTGACCTTTGCGAGATGAGCGTACGACACCGCGATGACGACAGGGCGTTGGCTCAGTGGGCCGTCGACAATGTTCCAAACCCCCGTCTAGACTATCTCGTGAACAAGGGATTCATTGACTACATGGACGCTCGCCTTCCTCCTCTCCACTGCGAGGAGGGCATGGCTGTACCCGAAGTGGGGGAGGACTAATGAACGCATTCTCGGCGCTGTACCTACTGCTCGGTCTGCAACTGCTTGCAGTCGAACTGTACGGCATCGCCCGCAACGGAAAGCTGGACACCATCTCCGAACATTGGTGGGCGTTCCAGCAGTCCAACCCGATCCTGGCCCGCATCATCTACTTCGTGTTCTTCATCTGGCTCACGATCCACTTCATCTGGCATAAGAGCATCCACTAATGGCACGTCCCAAGAACAGCGACACACTGAAGCGCTACCGCACCGAGGTAGACCGCTCGCGCAAGTGGCGCGAGCACGAGCAGTACGATCAGCTGTGGGAACGACTGGTTGACCTGTACCGTGGTCGCCACTACGAGAGGTTCGTGGACGAAGACCGCATCGTTGTCAACATGGCCAAGGCCACCGTCGATGTCATCGCCCCAGCCATCTCGATCAACAACCCCAAGATCACCGTCAACTCCCGCCAGGAGGAGAACGCTGACGGTGCCGTGATCGTTGAGCAGGTCATCAACTATCACTGG